CTACGAATACGAATATATGTTCGTTTTTTGTGATAAAAAGAAAAACCCGAAGGTTTCTCTCTTTGTTAATAAAATAATAAGAAGATATTAATAATCAATAATTTCTACAAGTCCGCTATCTGCACTTTGTGGAGTTATGTGTATTTCCACATTAGCTTCTCTTTTTGCTCCATATGCATTTACTATAGTAGCACTTACTTTTTGATACCATTTACCATCTTTTTGCGTCCATGGTTGGATGACGCCGATAATTGAATGCATTTTGCTTCCTTTATAAGGATACATATCATTAAATTGATGCTTAGCTAAAGTATCTAAGACGGTTTGTTGTTCTAAGGTTGGCTCATCTGCTAGCTTAGTAATGTCATTAGTATTTTTATCTTCGCTCGGTAAAGTATTAGTAGCTACATCAGACTTCGCTTCAGTACTTACTTCTTTTTTTTCAGATACATCAGATTGTTTATTATCTTGGCTACTACTTTTAGAAACATCAGAGTTTACTGTTTTTTGTTTGCTAGTTTCAGTACTTGATACTGGATTTTTCATATATTCTTGAAAATCTTTTTCATTTAAAAATCTAACAACAAAATCTTTGTCGGCAGTTTCGAATGTGAGAGTATCTCCCTTTTTAAGAGATACTTTTTTCTTGTTTCCCACTCCGTATAAGTCATGGTTACTATTTTCTCCGCCTGATTTGACGGTAATAAGAACTATGCTCGATTTATCATCTAGTTGAGTTAATACAGCATAGTAATCTCCAGGATCAATATCTTTTCCAACTGAATATTCCCCTGACGCAACAAAGTCTTTTGAATTCGGTTGTTTAACTGTGCTGCTAGATTGACTGGTTGACTTTTCAGTATCTTTATTATCATTATTTCCCGAACAAGCAGTAAGTAGTGAAATACCACAAACACAAACCAATCCTAAACTAATTAATTTTTTCATCATAATTCCTCCTAAATAATTTATTCAAACCATTCATATACCCCAATTGTACCATCACACCTAAAAATTATTTGATAATTTTTATAGATCATTCCATTTTCATATAATTTTGAGTAACTTTTGATTGCGTCTTGAAGATATTCAGTAGTTACTCCTAGGAACTCTGCACATTGCCAAACATATATTAATCGCTCATGATAACAATCTATAAAATCTTGTGGAGTTATTAACAATTTACATCCACAATCTCTAGCTCGTTGTTCTTGTTGTCTTTTTTCATTACTATTTTGCTCTATAATATCCCCAACACTTGTTAAATGATGACCAATTTCCTCTGCGAGAGTACCCACCATTTCTTCGTTTGATTGATTAGGGTTTAAATATACTACATTATTAATATAGAGACCTTTCTGATTTTCTGGCATCATAGGTTCTATTCTGTAGTTTAGTTCAGGATAATTAGCCATCAAGCTTTCCAATTTATTCATCAAATACACCTACTTATAGTGATCGCGTTTCTTTATATAATCAATGAAAGATAGTATTTCCTTCATTTCTTCTTCAGAAACATCATCATCTATATGTGCGGCTACTGTTAATTGTTCAGGAGAAAGCTCGTTGTTTCTATTCATATTTTTATCTAGATTTGAGTTATTAATAACGTCTCTTCCATGTAGGTAGTCTAACGATACATCAAAGTAATCAGCAATTTTATTTTGTAATTCTGCGTCAGGAGTTCGTTTTCCCTGCTCATACGATGCGTATGTGGTTTTGGCAACGCCTAAAATATTTGCCATATCTTGTTGAGTCAAATTTGGCTTTGATTTTCTTAATAATTTCAATCTTTCTGCGAACATATTTTCCCTCCTTTAAGTTTAGTATACTACTACAAAATGCGTATACCAAGAATATTGAAAAAAGTATCAAAAAAAGAGTACTTAGGGGTTGAATAAGTACGCGAAATGTATTATTATAAAAGTACGCAAAACGTATCACTTTGAAAGGGGTGAATAAATTGAATCAATGGCTTAAAAAAAAGAGAGAATCTTTGGGATACACACAAGAAAGTTTTGCTAAAGAAATAGGAATTGCTAAAACAACGTATTCTTCATATGAACAAGGATATAGAAACCCAACGGTTCAAACAGCAAAAAAAATGGCAAAAATATTACAAGTTCCGTGGACAATTTTTTTTGATGAAGAAGTACTCGAAACGTATGATTTTTGATAGGAGGATAAAAATGACAACCAAAGAAAAAATTGAATTTATCAAACAAGTAACACCTCATTCAGATTCAGAAGTAGAGAAAATTATTAAAGGAATGAGCGATACCAGTATTAACCGCTGGTATGAAATAGAGAAATATCGCATTGATCAAGAATTAGAAGAAGCGGTGTTAACTATCTATTGTTAAAAGAATACACCTATATCAGTCGGATAGAAATAACAAATTATACGAAATGAGGTAAAAATGACGAAATCTATAAAACTAAACAAACAATTAAGAAAAGCAGCTTTTAAAAAAGGATTAAGCCAAAAACAAGTGGCCCAATTAGTATATTTTGCACATACTACAACAAATGGTCACTTTAATGGCTACCCAGTACCGCCAGAAAGTGCTATAGCCTATAACGAATTATTTAACGATAGTGAGTTGGCATTTGCATTAGGCCAAGAGTTATTGGGCCTAATAGGGCTAGCAACTGGAGTGAAAGTAAAAAAAGAGCCATTAGCGCTTTCGGTACTAAAGGAAAAAGAGGAACGAGAAAGAGAAAAAATCGAAGTGGAAAACGAAATCGATTATTTAATGGCGATTCCAGTTGAAGAATTGACCGAAAAACAAAAACAGGCAATATTACAGTATTGTAGCGAATATTCAGATGAATTGTTGTTTGAAGTTTCTCTTATTTGTAAGCAATTAGAACTAATAGGGATGTCCTTTATGGATTTAATGATATTAAGAACACCTTATTGGAAAAATAAAGAATGGATTGAATAAAGGAGGGAAGTAATTTGGAGTCAAACATTAGTATGCAAGATGTGTCTAAGAGACTTTCTAGGAATCTATATATGATGATGGGAACTCCTAGAGAGGATACCAAAAAAATTTGGAAGGTATCTGAGCTTTCAAAAGCAAGCGGAGTTACACCATGTGTTATTAGTCGGATTAAAAATGACACTGAAGGAAAAGAAAAACCGACTATTGAAACAGTTGTTAAGCTTGCTAAAGCATTAAATGTTGATCCTGCAGAATTATTGAAATAAGAGGTGAAAATAAATGGAAAAAGAAAATATCCAAGAAAATTATCACGAATCATTAAAAGAGCGGAAAATCAAAGACACTTTACAAGAAATTAAAGAGAGATTAAATGGCGTAAAACTAACCTAAAATGAAAGGAAGTTAAAAATGAATAAGAGGAAACCACGTAGTTTATATGAAGCAAGAATTTTAGGGACTTTGTTAGTATTCTTCATACTTGGTCTAGTAATAAAGAACAGTATTCCGTTTAACTACTTACTTTTAATACTTGGACCTATTATTGCAATTTGGTTTATGAAATATGACGATGCTAAATATCAAGAAAATTTAAATAAAAATGAAAAGGAAGTGTATTAATTGAATAGAAAAATCAGAAGTCTAATAAAAGAATTAACAGAGGAATGTGACAAAGAAAAAGTTTCTCTTATTTGTACAGCTAATAACCAAGGTGAGACAGTTAGCGCAATTTGTGGCGGATTAGTAGATCTATCATTTTGTTTAGGAGTCCAAGAAAAAAAGCTAAGTGAAAAATTGCCGATACATCCAGAAATTTTGCGCAAATCAGCAGTTGAAGCATTGGAAGAAGTTAAATCCGATAATCATAAACATACTTTTGTAATCGAAAATGCAGAAGATTTACAAGATATATTAAACAGAATTGCTTCAGGTGAGTTTGATGAATAAAAAAATGCCCAATCGTTTGCAGACGATTTAGGCACTAACAAAAATATACTAGGAAAATTATAACATAAATTTGGAGGGAGTTAAATGCAAAAAAACAACAATAAGCTAACCATGTCAGCCCGATTCGGTGAATGGTACAAAGAGGCGACTGAAAATTGTGCAGAACGGGAATTATACGCAACGTCGTTAATTGCACGTATGGATTGGGTAGTTGATCCAATAAGTAGTAAAAGTTATAGATATGATTTAACAACAGATCTGAATAAAAATCATAGCAGCGCTTGGTATGATGTTGCCACTGAAATTTGTAACAAACGCAAAGAAACAGTTATACGAGCAATCCTAGAAGACAATATCAAAATTGAAAATTTCTAATAAATGGAAGAGGAGGATTTCAATGTATTATCCAACTACAAAATTTGATCAGTATGGTGCTCGCCAATTACCTAAAGAAGATGTATCAGAAGAGATAGACGAAACAGCAGATTATGACAAGGATAGTATGGGAGAAACTATCGCCCAAGAAGATGGTGTATTTGAAATATTGTATACAGTAACTACTGTCATGAGTAATAGATGTCTCAAAATTAAAACAGAGAAAGCGATTGTTACTCAACAAGATATTGTAGATTTTATTTTAGAAATAGGTGAAGAAAAAATAACATCTATAAAATTTGTAGGATTAGGAGAAAAGTATTTAGAAATTGGAGGAAATTATAATGGGGAATGAATTAATAGTAAGCGTTCAAAATAGAATTCAGGAAATGCAACATGGTGAAGGATTGAGATTACCCACAGGGTATTCGGTAGGAAATGCTTTAAACTCAGCATATCTAATTCTTAGCGATAATTCTAAAGGAAAATCATTATTGGAAAAATGTCACCCTACATCAGTGTCAAAAGCTTTACTAAATATGGCAATACAAGGACTTAGCCCAGCAAAGAATCAATGCTACTTTGTTCCCTACGGGGATCAATGTACATTGATGAGATCATACTTCGGATCAGTAAGCATATTGGAACGACTTTCTAATGTAAAAAAAGTACATGCTGAAGTAATCTTCGAAGGAGATGAATTTGAGATAGGATCGGAGGATGGTAGAACCGTCGTTACAAACTTCAAACCTAGTTTTCTGAACAGAGATAACCCAATTATTGGGGCATTTGCTTGGGTAGAGCAAACAGACGGAATCAAAGTTTACACAATCATGACAAAAAAAGAAATATATAAATCATGGAGTAAAGCTAAAACAAAAAATGTGCAAAATGATTATCCGCAAGAGATGGCCAAACGCACAGTTCTATCAAGAGCAGCAAAAATGTTTATCAATTCAAGTAGTGACAATGATTTACTCGTAAAGGCTATTAATGAAACAACAGAAGATGAATACGATAATAATCAGCCACGCAAAGATATTACACCTAATCCACCAAATATTGAAAAGCTTGAGAAATCAATTTTTAATCAAGATGAAAATAAAAAAATTGCTCAAGATATGATTGATTCCATTGATTTAAATCAAGCTGACAAAGATCTACAAGAAGAGCTAAATATTGAATTTCCTGATCCTAGCAAAAACTATTTAGCTACTGGGGAGGTAAATGGAGATGTTGAAAACGAAGACGGCCCTTACCCTTTCTGATAAAAATTATTATTCAACTGAAGCTGACTGGCATTATATGTCGGTCAGCCAATATAAAAATTTTAATGAATGCGAAGCAGCCACAATCGCTAGATTAAAAAAAATTTGGTTACCCTGTTCAGATCCAAAAGCATTGCTTGTTGGTAATTATGTTCATTCTTACTTTGAATCATCAAAAATTCATGATCTATTCAAAAAGGAAAACAAAGACAAAATGTTTTCTAGTAGAAAACCATATGGGCTTCTAAAAGATTTCCAAATAGCTGAACAAATGATTCAACGACTAAAAGAAGAACCTGCTTTTATGAATTTATATAAAGGGGAAAAAGAAGTAATTGTTACAGGGCAAATTGAAAATGTAAATTGGAAAGGGAAAATCGATTGTCTAAATTTAGAGGATGGTTATTTTGTTGATATAAAAACAACAAAAGATATTCATGAACGTAAATGGAATGATAGCTACGCGGAGCGTTGTACATTCATTGAAAACTATGGATATGTACTTCAAATGGCAGTTTATAAAGAATTGCTTAGTCAAAAGTATAATAGGGAATTTGTACCAATTATAGCCGCTGTTTCAAAGCAGACTCCTTCTGAAGTAAAGCTAATTACCCTAGATGAAGACAAGATGCATTTTGAAATGATCCAATTAAAAGAAAATATTGAACATATTATTAAAGTAAAAAATGGCGAAGAAAAACCAACACTGTGTGGTAGGTGTGAATATTGCAGAGGGCAACAACGAATTACTCACTTTACTAATATGAATGATTTATAGGAGGGAGGCAGATATGGCAAGACCTTTAAAACAAGGAATTGACTACTTTCCGCTTTCTGTAGATTTTTTAAGAGATATAAAGGTTCGTAAAATCAAACGTGCGTGTGGACCTTACACTGTCGAAATACTACTTTGCCTGCTGGGTAATATTTATCGGGAAACTGGTTATTACATCGGGTGGGATGAAGATACGATGTTCTTAGTTGCTGACGAAGTTGGGGCGAAAGAGGGTCTAGTTGAAGAGACGGTAAATAAGGCCGTTCAAGTTGGATTTTTTAATCAAGAGAAGTTCAATGAGTATAGAATTTTGACTTCTAACGGAATACAAAAAAGATATCTCGAAGCCACTAAAAAAAGGAAAGAAGTAGTTATTTCCGACATTTACTTAGTTAATGACACCATAAAGGATGAAGAAACCCTAGTTAATGGTGTCGATAATGAACAAAGTAAAGTAAATAAAAGTAAAGTAGATAAAAGTAAAGTAAATAAAAACAATAAAGAAAAACCTGCCGTTCAGTTGTCGTCTGAAAAGGATTTTTTGGAGAATCCTTTAGGAGACAAAAAAACAGCGGAGCTAATCGCTTATTATTCAAAAAATGTTAGTCTTGCTACTCCTGTAAATATGACAAATCTTGCATATGATTTGAAAGACTTTAATGGCGATCTGGATTTACTAAAAGAAGCGATAAACATTTGTTCAAGCAATGTAAAAACATATGCTTATTTTGCTGGAATATTAAAACAGTGGCGAGCTAACGGAATTAATACTCATGCAGATTTTTTGAAGAAAGTAAATAAAAAATCAAAGCAAAAAAATAAACGAGATAGTGAACCACCGCTAAATGATTATTCAGGATTGTTTTAAGGAGGAATAGCTAATGATGAATACTAAAGTTGCATTAAAGCAATTAATGGCTACACATTTTATTACAGTTGATGTCCCTTGTCCTGAATGCGGAGGAGCAATGACAGCATGGAAAGAACCAACTCCAGATACTCCACCAAGATGTCCTCCCGTATGTATGGAATGTGGCTATCGTTCAGTGAAGAAAAAAGAAGCAACCACTGCTAAGAACCTTTATGAATCTAGTCTGATAAAAAAGGCAAAAGACTATTTTTTAAACGGATCTGTATTAACGGATAGAAAATCACTGCATAAAAAAATTAGTAATTATTATCCAAGCAACCAAGAATCAACCAAAGCTAAAAATATTAGTATGGAATTTTGCGAAAAAACACTGCTGGGAGAAATACACCATCTGATTTTAACAGGGGGAGTTGGGGTTGGGAAATCACATCTAGCAATTGGATGTCTCAACGAAATACTTGTTAAAAGTAATTATTCTAAGAAGGTACTATTTGTCAGCTATCGAGAGCTTTTAGAACAGTTAAAATTTGCGATGAATGACGAAGAGGCACGAAAAGCAATTACTGGTGTAGCAATGTCCGAAATCAAAGCAGCAGACGTCGTAGTTCTAGATGATATAGGGGCTGAACTAGGCGACTTTAATAAAAGAGATGAAAAAGGCAATCTGATTCTTAGTAGAGCATCAAACTTTGATATTGATACGCTGACAGGAATATTGGAAAGTCGCATAGATAAGCCAACAATTATCACCTCTAACCTAAAATCAAAAGAAATTAAATATTGTTACGGCGAAAGAATAGTCTCAAGAATGGCTACCCATTCAAATGGATTTATGCATAGGTTTACAAATACAAAAGATTATCGATTGAAAACAGCGTAGGAGGTCATATGAAAATTACTATACCAATTACACCAAAACCACAAAGCCGTCCGAGATTTGCTAGACGTGGAAAGTATGTACAAGCCTATGAAGATAGCACCATGAAGACGTATAAGCAACAAGTAAAAAACTATCTTAGAAGAGCAAAACCTAAATTGATAGAAAAAGGGCCAATCATGGCACACGTGACGTTTTATGTACAAGCGCCTAAGTCAGCCCTAAGTAATAAACAGAAGCGGTTAGACGTAAAATTAGAGCGCAAATACTGCGATAAAAAGCCAGATTTAGACAACTATTTCAAAGCAGTCACGGATGCTGCAGAAGGTATTCTTTACAAAAATGATGGGCAAATTGCTGTGATAGTTTGTCAAAAACTATACAGCTTAAGACCTCGAACAGAACTCGAAATAATGAAATTGGAGGTTGATTCATGAAAGCGCAAATGGAATCTTGGCAAGATATACAAGAGTATGTAAAGAACAACAAGAAAAAACATAAACGTAGAATGGCTAACGATGCAATGAAAAACGTCAACGAGTTAGGATTTCCTTTCACCTATTTCGAAGATACTTACCAATTTGCAATTAAAACATCTATCGGGATGGTCGACTATTTTGGAACAACTGGCACATGGGTTGTGCGTAAGAATCAAGATCGTGGTAGAGGGCTAAAAAAATTAAAGAAGTATTTGGAACATCCAGTTCCAACAAAAGAAATAAAAAAAACAAAGGGTAATCAGTCATGGATGAAAAATAATAGATAGGAATGGGAAAAATGAATAGGAATAAATGGCAGAGAGTGCCTGCACCAAACACACGTGGTGCAAAAATGCATGGATGGGTTAGAGAAATGGATGAAGCCTACAGAGAGGTGAATGGGGAATACGCTGTTCTTGTCCGAACTTTGAATACTAAATTAGGCACAGTTAAGCATGCAGCTATCAGAAATGCTACAGAAACTGACATTACTTGGAGTGAAAAACAGCGTATTAAAAATGAAATTTTTGGAGAGGAAAAACAAGCGATTGAATTTTTTCCAAAACAATCAGAATTAATAGATGAGGCTAATATGTATCATTTATGGATTTTAGAGGATTGCGAATTGGAATTTGGAATATACGAATAATTTGGAGGTAATACTTTTGGGTAAAAAAGGTTCAAAGATTAAAAAGAAAAAACGCCGACTTAAAGAAAAAGCTATTGCAAATGGCACATACAGCAAGCGAGGGAAAAGCGATGGTATGTATAAAATGCAAGGGACAGATGATTGTTTGGGAAAAAGATAAGTTGAAACATCAAAAAGGTTTTTATTGTCCGTTATGCAACAAAAATGGGCAAAGTGTTGCGAAAAAGTTAGCTGAAATAAAGAAAAAATAAGCGAAAGGAGTGGAGTTTTGCGGCCGCATAAAAAGCTTTTTGCTCCTTTGAAATGATGAAAAAAATACTTGATGCATGCTGTGGTAGCAGAATGTTTTGGTTTGATAAGCAAAACGACCAAGTTTTGTTTATGGATAACAGAAAGCATTACGAAAAATTAGAGAGTGGACATATTGTTGCTGTTAATCCTAACATTGTTGCAGATTTTAGAAAGATGCCGTTTGATGATAATTCATTCTATCATGTTGTATTTGATCCTCCGCATTTATTGAGAGCTGGTAGTAACAGCTGGTTGGCCAAAAAATATGGGAAGTTGAATGAGCAAACTTGGAAAGAAGATATCCAAAAAGGTTTTTCTGAGTGTATGAGGGTCTTAAAACCTAACGGAACATTAGTTTTCAAATGGAATGAGGATCAAATCAAGCTATCTGAAATATTAAGCATAATTGATTACGAACCACTTTACGGCAATAAAAGAGCGAAAACGCACTGGTTAGTGTTTATGAAAGAGAGTGAAGAAAATGAATCGAATGGTTGAAGTTGGATAGGTTTATAAATTAGTCGATGCAAATCCACCTGCATTTGGAAAAGTAAAAAAATCTTTGGAGGCTAATTATGAAATTAATCTATGTTTTATCTGGAAAAGAAGAAAATAAAAACTATGTAAAAAAATTTGTTGGAAATTATTGCAGTTTTGGACCTAAAGAGGATGCAAAAGCATTTACTAGTGAAGAAGCTGAACAGATGAGAAGACTGTTAGAGAATAGTGTAGGCAATGCGTTTGTTATTGATGATGACAGAGAGGTAAAAAATGGGTTTCAAGTTTAGCGATTATTATAATGCTGAAAATATTTGTCTGTCAGAAGAAAACATTAGAGAGTTACTTATTGCTTATTTAGAAAAAGGAGAGGAAGAAAATGATTTATATTAAAAATTTTGTACATGATTTTGATTCTTCAACAATTACCTTTGAAGTAGAGCGTGATGGGATCACGAATTATGTAGGAACTAGAGATACTGGTTATGGAACGACTTCTACAGATATTAATGATTTTACTGAAGATTGGTCAGATTCTGAATACGATCAATTAGAAGAGTTTTTAAACGGTTGTCAAGAAATAGTACATTCATTTTACCATTAATTTTTTAGGTTGGAGGAATAACAAATGGCTTATGAAAAATTACATTTAGTAACAGCGATAGTAAGTGGAGATATTTATGTTGGTAGAGTCAAAGACGGCTTGATGGACACAAGATATCGTCGAATAATTACAGGTGAGGCTATTCAGTCGGTGGCAGATTGGTTTTATGTAAATAAAAAAAAGACAGTCCAATTTAAAGGTATTGATGGTAAAGAGCATAGCTTGTTTTATACATCTGATAAAGAAAAAGCAAAAAAAATTCTAGCTATTTTAGAGGAGGAAAAACAAATGAAATTTTATAAAATGAAAGAACCTTATTTTGCATTAATCGCTGCTAAAGATGAAAAACAATGTTTAAAACTTTACAAGGATATTGTTTGCGAAGTAGAAGACGAAAAAGAATTTTTCGATGATATGAAAACAATTGATAAATACGAAGCGTTCAAAATGCTTGCTAAAAGTCGTATTGAAGATGGTGGAGAATTGGGGGCAGAAGAAGCTTTCAATCAATTAGAAAATCTTGAAGAAAACGGCGAAGTATTGTTAATCGACGGTAGCTTGCTTTAGGAGGAGTAATTGTTGCTATCTATTCTAAGAGTTTATAAAGAAGGATTTAACGAGAGCATAAAATTGGTGAGTCGCTTGAACATGCGGGTGATAAATATATTGTTATCCGCATACTTGAATTGAAAAAATTGTATTTTAGTAACTCTGTAAGATTAGAAGTAAAAATATTGGTCCAAAAAGTAGGCGAAATAACAGATTATCATAAATATAAAATGAATTTTACATTCACTGAACGTTACAATCAAAGTAAAGAAGATGACACGCTAAGATTAGCAAAATTAGCTAAAATAGGAAATATCATATTTTCTAGTGATAAAAAAATGGCGTATGAAGTGATTTCAATTAATAGTATTAACTATGAGTTTGTTGATCTGGTTGTTGAATACACAGCACAAATGATTGTTCCATGGTCTGAACAGGAAATAAATAAAGCGTTATTCGATGAGCGTAAAAGTACATTTAAAGTTTTGGAAGGTGGACTCTAATGGAAAAACAAGAATTGATTGAAGAGTTAGAATGCTTAGAAGTTTCTACAGATAGCCTTGATTATTTGAAAGGTGCTGACTATGCCAACGAAAGAGCAATTAGCTTAGTAGCTTAGCAAAACAATTAAAAGAATCGAAAAAAGCTGCATTGCCTAGAAGTGCCGATGAATTTATAAAAGAAGGTTTATCAATGGGTTCTGATAAAGTAGACATTATCGGTTCGGCAGTTTCTTTCTCAAGTGCAATGCCAACTGCTGAATTTTCTAAGTGGTTTAAGACAAATGGAGATTTATTGATTGATGCATTAGCTAACGGATACGAAGTTGAGAAAGAACCAACCATTCACGAACTAAAAATCTTACCAGAATACTTTGAAGCGGTTGTTTCAGGTGATAAGCGTTTTGAAATACGTAAGAATGACCGAAACTATCAAAACGGCGATATATTACGCTTAAACGAATATCAAGACGGACAATATACAGGTGATGTCCATGTTGCAGAAATAACTTACATTACAGATTATGCCCAACAAGATGGATATGTAGTGTTAGGGATTAAGTGAGGAGGATCAATAAATGGAAAAATCAAAAAGTTTGATTATATGGCTACCGACTGGCGGAACAATGAAGTTTGAAGATGTTAGGAATTTTGAAACAGTTACAAATAATCTAGACAGGGATGTTTTGAAGTTTAATTACCTAGGTGTCTCAACTGGTGTAAGGCGGAATGCAGTATTTGAAATAGTTAAATTAATGGGCTGGGCATTGGAGGAATAAAAATATTTAATTAACTGGAGAATAGATATGATAACACTAAATGAATTCTTATGGCTTGTAATTATTTTGTTAGCGTTGTGCGTAAGTTCGCTATATAAACAAAAAATACAATTGGAAGAAGAACTGGAAAAATTAAAAGATGATAGACAATAAAAAAAACAACCACTCGTTAGACGGCGAGTGGTTGGCATCTTGAAAAAATATTAAACAAAAACCGACTTCAAATATAATTCGGATGTGTGATTTAGCGTTCCCGAAATAAACGCTGCATAGATATTGTATCACGGAGGGATAAAAAATGCAGCTATTTCCTGATATTGATGACAAAAAAACAAAACAGAATGCACGAAATCTTTTAAAAAAATACAGACGGCTGCAAAGAATTGCAGGAACACCTCAATTTAATATAACTTCGCCGATAATTAAAGAAGTGCCTATTCAGCACACAAATACACATCGATCTCAACAGCATTTTATTAGAAAAATTGATGCGGAAAAAGAAAAATTAAAAATAGATAATGCATTGGCCCGATTGTCATTGATAAATAGACAACTATTGTATTATACTTACTGCAGTGTTGAAAAGAAAACTAATGTTTGGATTGCTTCTGAACTAGGTTATTCTGTTAGCAACGTGGAAACGTTAAAGTGTGTCGCACTTCTTGAATTTGCTGAAGCATATGAATCTGGTCTGCTTCAATGCTATAAAAGTGCGACTGACTGAAATTGTGGTTTTTTTGCGGTTTTATGGCGGATAAAGTCATAAAAATGATGTTATTATACTAGTATAGAAAAATATGTAAAACACAAAACCGATTGCAAATTATGCAGTCGGTTTTTTTGTTGCATATTTTATGGATCAGTTATGCGTAATGATATCTAAGTGCATATAAAGGAAGTAGGCAGATGCTGAATATAGGTTCAAATCCTATCTGGTCCATTGTGAATTTTAGTGATTCACAAAATAAAAAATGTATGTCAATAAATGTTTCGTTTAGTCAAGCAAGCTTATACTGCTCTATAAGTTTGCTTCATGTATCTATGGCGAAGTGGCAACGCTCTAGTTTGCAAAACTAGCATTCGTGGGTTCGAATCCCACTAGATACTTAAATACAAGGAGGTTCTACATATATGGATATAAAAGTACAAAAAACAGAAGATTTGATACCTTATGAAAAAAATCCCAGACATAATGAAGGTGCTATCACTGCAGTTGCTAAAAGTATCGAAAAGTTTGGATTTAAAGTTCCTATTGTGGTAGATGCTTCTAATGTCATTGTAAATGGGCATACAAGATTAAAAGCTGCTAAGTATTTGGGACTAAAAGAAGTACCTACAATTATTGCTGATGACTTGACTCCAGAGCAAATCAAAGCTTTTCGTTTAGCTGATAATAAGGTCGGAGAAATTGCTACATGGGATGAAGAATTATTAAATGCGGAGTTAGATGAATTAGCAGATTTAGATTTAGATTTTGATATGACAGAGTTTGGTTTTGACCTACCAGATATTGAAGGTGAAGAAGTCGAGGTAATTGAAGATGAATTCGAAGAAGAACTCCCTGCAGAACCTATTTCCAAATTAGGTGATATTTATCAATTAGGAAGGCACCGTTTAATGTGCGGGGACAGTACAAATTCTTTAGAAGTAGAAAAATTAATGGGCAATAAAAAAGCCGATCTTTTGATTACTGATCCTCCATACAATGTAGCGTACGAAGGTAAAGGAAAAGAAGCACTAACTATTAAAAATGATAGTAAAGAAACGAATGAATTTCATTCATTTTTATATGAAGCTTTTAGTGCAGCCATAAATAATATGAAATTAGGAAGTTCATTCTATGTGTGGTATGCCTCATCAGAAGTAGTGAATTTTCATACTGCTTTAGAAGAAGCTGGGTTTTTAGTAAAACAAGAATTGATTTGGAATAAAAATAGTATGGTTTTAAGTCGTCAAGATTACCATTGGAAACATGAACCTTGCTTATATGGTTGGGCTTCTGGGGGCAGTCATTCTTGGTATTCAGATAGAAAGCAGACTACTATTCTTAATTTTGACAGGCCTACAGTTAATAAGGAACACCCTACTATGAAGCCAGTTGCACTATTCGATTATCAAATTAAAAATAGCAGTAAGCAGGGAGACTGTATTTTAGATTTGTTTGGAGGTTCTGGTACTACGTTAATAGCATGTGAGCAGAATGAAAGAGAAGCCTATTTAATGGAGTTAGATCCAAGATATGTTGACGTCATTATAGCTAGATGGGAAGCATTCACAGGAGAAGTGGCTGTGAAGATATCAGGTAATGATACGGCGGTGGTTGATGGTGGCTAGAAATGATAATTTAAAACCATTTTCAGAGCGAAGCGTGGATGAAGCTAGAGAGCTTGGAAGAAAAGGCGGTAAAGCAAGCGGAGAAGTTAGACGAAAAAAAGCTGACTTGAAACGAGCTATTTCTATTGTTTTATCATCAGAAGTACCAAGCTCTAAAATGGCTAAGACGCTAAAAGAAATGGGATATGAGAACACTAACGAGATGGCCATGGTCTTATCTATGACGCAAAAAGCAATTAAGGGAGATGTCAAAGCAGCATCCTGGATTTCCAATATTATTCAACCTGCAAAGGTAGAGCATGAAGTTGAAATGAGTGTGGGCGTTGATGAGAAGCGGAAAGTAGCAGAAGAATACATTAGGGGCCTGTTTAATAATGACACTGGAAATAGCACAGAAGAGAACAATTAAGCTTTTAAAAAGTTCAACGCCCAAAGAAAAACTCAATAAGTTTGTAAAAGGTTATGTTCCAACTCACTACAAGAGATTAAGTATATCAATGGAAAAAGCAATAGAACTAGCCATAATTGGGGCAACCGAAAGTCTAGCATATTATGGTGATCGATTATATTTTACGCAGGCTCTATTAATGGGGGCTGTGGTAAGTGGAGAGTATGACAACATTATTGTCGTTACCCCTTCACAGTATGGTAAAAGCTGGTTGAGTTCGAGAATAGCTGTTTGGCTCGCTGATCACAATCGGCGTTGTTACGTGGCGGGTGGTAAAAAAGATACCACTGATATTATCATGCAACATGTTACAGATACACTACAGACTGTTGATGAATCAATTGCAAGAAAATTATTAGAGCCTGTTGATAAGCTAGAAAGACTTCAAACGGGTTTATCCAAAAGAAAGATTTCTTTCAGTGGCGGAGGATCGATTGAAGGGATTTCATTAGGTGAACATTTCAAAGGAAACAAATCTGGAAACCAAGCGATTGGTCGTGGTGGAGATTATATTATTGATGAATCAGCGTTCGTCTCAAATGAAACATATGCTGAGCTTGGTCGTAGAAATTTTGCAAATGTGGATGGTAAAAACTATCTATCTTTTGAAATATCTAACCCACATAATAAAGGTCGATTTTATGACAAACTAACTCAAGAAAATATTCCAAAAGGCATGTTGGTTGTATGGGCAGATGTTAGGACCGCTTTTGAAGAAGATCGAGTTAAAAGTATTGAACAAGTAATAAGTTCTGAATTTTTTCAAAATAAATCTACATGCCAACGTTACTTTTTATGTGAGCTTCCAGACGAAAATGAAGATGGAATGTTTGGGACACCTCAAACAGAAGAAGAACATACCGAAAAAAATTGGGAGTATTTCCTTGGTGTAGACAGTGCTTATAAAGGAAAAGATAAAATCAAAGCCACGTTATCAGCATTAGATGCACAAGGACAAGTACATGTTATAGACACTATAGAAATTGAAAAAGGTGACTGGCAAGACGGTGTGACTAGTAAAAAGATAATTACTCAATTGTTGATGATTATAGAACATTTTGAAGTTAAAGGTGTATGTGTCGACGTAGGTTACGGTGTTTATATTGTTGAAGGTTTAGCACATATTAACGGAGATTTCGAATTACACGGCATAAATTTCGGTGCTGGTACAACTAAAGAAAGGGTGGAAAAAAACCACTACTCGGCAAAATATGGGGCAAATAAGCGTGCTGAAATGCACATTGACTTACAAGAAAACATTGATAACAGAAATATATTTTTCACTGAAAAAGTATATGAAGAAGTTATAGATGAACTAGTTCTTGTAAGTAGCAAGATCAAGTCTAACGGAAAAACAGCCATTGTTCCAAAGGAAGAAATCAAAGCTAAGTTGGGCCACTCACCAGATACACTTGATTCAGTTCTGCTATCGCTACATGCGATTATTCTATATAAATTAAACGAACGATTCTATATCTATTCTTGATGAAAGGAGGGAAATGAATGTCTGAAACTGAATTAGTTGGGAAAGATGAACTATTAAAAGCGATGACTATGTGTAATAGTTGTCCAGATTTTAATTTAAACGATTTAAGAGGTAAGGGTGATAACAACTATCAGCTTTATGATTGGTTAATTCATAATTTGCCAACAGCACAATATGTTCTTGGTAAGTTAGTAGAGCTTATTTTTTCTAATAACTTAACTACAGGCGATGAAAAACAAGATGAAATATTGAATAACTTTTTATATGGTCAAACGAATCCAGAAGGAGTTACCAACTATCACGTACTTGTTCAATCAATTAAGGAATCAATTGTATACGGTCGATCTGGTTTACGTTTTTTATCTAAAGATGATGGATTGATTAACGTAAAGTGTAATCATTTTGGCGTTGCTCAAATATTGAATAAAGAACATTACGGATATAAAGAATTGATTGGTTTCGTTATTGACAAAAAAGGTCGAGCTATTACAGATGTCGATCTCCGTGAAGGAGAAATTGATTCAGAAGAATACTTTAAAAAAGGAATATTTGTTTTTAAAAACAATGACAATATTTTATTGCCACCCGAAAAATTCGTTAATTTAAGGGTTGATACATCTACTCCCAAAGGATCGAGTGTCTTTGATTCGGATATCCAACGAGTCCTGCTTATAGCTTCGGTATATAAACGACTACTATATGATATCGAATATGATGGCGCAGGAAGATTAATTTTCTGGGCAGATAATGCCAATAGTAATGAAGAAAGCTCAAATAACTTTTTGAACGACACTGAATCGGCAACCAAACGACGGCAGGATAAATATAAAAAAGAAGTTGAAGAAATAATGAAGCTCGTAAAAGACAGCAATTCAACAAGCGTTTTAGCAGTTTCAAATGCTTTTAAAAAGATGGACCACTTGCCACGTGTAACTAAAGCGACGGAGTTTCTTAGTTATTTAAATCAGGAAGGCGAGATTATGGCGCAAGTATTCGGTGTTCCTAATGTTCTGCTTGGATTAGGTAAAACCAGTGGGAATATATCAATGGAAAAAGTAATAGATAATGCAATGCTTAATTCAATTATTCCTTTACGTGAAAATATTGCGACTCAAATTTCGAGCATATTAACAAATAATTTAAAAGTTCCAAAAGTCTATTTTGACAAATATGAACTAAAATCTCAGTCAGATATAAATGATAGGCGATTGAAAGTTTTAACTGTTGCTGAGCGACTTAAAGCACTAGGTAAAGAGGATTTAGCTAATAAAATTATTGAGGAGGAAATTCAGTTATGAGTATTTTAGAAGATCTAAGCAAAGCAAAAAAGAAAGCAAAACCATATGCAGTAGTCGGTGGACGTGAGGTTTATGATTATGACTCTTTAGAGAAAAAAGTTGAAATCGATCAAGCCGAAGCGAAAGTTGGTGGTGGCCAAGTAGATTTAGGGAAAATGAAACCGACAAAAGATGGATGGGGGTATACCGACATGGGAAATAGTTTCTCGGCAATTCCTCAAGATATCTTATTTATCAATCGTTATAAAAAAGAAAATGATGCTTATTTAATCGTAACAGACTATCGTGCCATTAAAGAACAGTCTAGTGGTCAAATTTATGCATCAAGTGTTCAAGCGCTAGTTATTAAAAATAAAGGCAAAAAAGGTGAAGAAGAGATGTATCTCGAAAGTATTCGAAATGTATCTGATACTGAATTTATCAACGATTTTACTGGAGAATTGTCAAACATTTCAATGGCAAAAGTTTTTGAAGCTATCGATAAAGACAAGGTGAAAGAAGTAAGCAAAGATGAAATCAGTTTCTAATATTGCTTTAGAGTACACCACAACAAGCAATGAACAAAAGCAACGTGAACTATTATTGCTATTAGTTTCTTACTTCCTAACTCTTTATGATATGGAAAAAGAAAACTTTGCTGATGAACTTGGTATTTCCAGTGAGTTTGTAGAAGATGCTCAAATTAAGTTTGATTACATGAAGAAAATTGAACTGACATTGCAAAATATGCGTGAGACTGTACAGAGTGAAAAAGACAAAGACAGTGAAGCTCTAACTGCTCTATATTTTAATCGAATTTTAAATACAGATGGAAAAAAAGCTAAAGAATTAGCTCAAATCGAAACTGCAAAACATTTAACTCGACTTGATCGTTCTAAGAAAATTAGAAAGAGATGGAAAGCATTTTCAGGATGCTGTGATGTGTGTAGAGCAATGGATGGAGTAACAGTAGCTCTTGATGAGCCATTCATGTATCAAGGTCAAGTTGTTGAATTGAGCAGTGGTGAACGTTATATCAACAATTACGCAGCGATGGACACGCCAAATGCTCATCCAAACGATAAATGCTCTATTGAATTTATTATCGAATAATTGAAGGGGGGTGTAAACTATGGCGAAAATTAAGTTACCAATCGTAACAATTAACGCAAAAGGTGGCGCTCAATATGTTGTTGAAGGCGTCGAAGCAGTAAATGCGTTAACTCAATTAGAAAATTATCCTGAACGTGGTATTCGTATCAAAGTTGATGGGAAAATGACAGTAATTACAGAAGGTTGTTTATGTTCTGCAGCTGTTACTGGAGAGGTTGAAGTAGATGTTCCTGAAATCGTTTGTGAAGAAGTAGAGTGTGAACCAATTTCCAATATTTTACCAAATCCAAAAAATCCAACTGATCCAGGGGAAAATTCAAAACCAGAAGAAAAAGCTGGCGAAAAATAAAACTAGGAAGTGTCAGTATGAAACAATTTAAAAACAATTTAGAGATGTTTCGTTACATTGATGCCATTAATAAAGAGCCTAGTAGAGAATTTAAAATTGAGCCATTACGAGAAGAGATTATTATTGAACCTATCGAAGAAGACGTAGAATCAAAAGCTAATAAAAAAGCTAAAAATAAGAAGGGGGCGAAGGAATGAACTACTTTAAATTAGTTGACGGTATTCGTTCCCCTCAGTCTATCGATGTAGTACGTTCAGAAAACGGATATAAAAAATTTGGTTGGATACGTGTCCTTCCAGATGAACGATATCCGTTGGGAGACGATGAAGCATTTATTCAATCATTAGAAAATGCTAGTGTTGAAAAGCTTTACTCCGACAAATTAGTTACTGAGCTCGAAAATAACGGAATTCAATTTGAAGTCTTTAACGGCGGATGTTGTGGCGGAAAAATCAAAAAAGTAAGTTATAAGATCATCGATATTGTTAGAGATGAGGTGTAACATGTTTGATTTTATCAAGAAACGTGATGCTCAAACGCAAGCACGAAAACGTATGAAAAAGGATTTAGACGAAATTTTCGAATTTAATAATGAAGAAAAACAGCAACATACATTGAACCACATTGTTCAACTAGCTAATAATGATTTGAAGGAAATTGGCTGGGTTCGATTACTGGATGAAGGAACAGTATTATACGGTGATGGAAGTATTCGAAGTTATATAAAACGTGGAACTATAAAAGAATTTTATGACTCTTTAGAAGATGATTATATTGGCTATATCAATATTGGACACATTAATTTTGCTACGTTACCAATATTTGTTGGTCAGTGGACTAAAAATGATTTGCGCTTAGTAGATATTGGAGAAAACCGTCAAGCATTAGAAGTCAATATGAAAATTGATGAAAGCTTATCTGTTATCCAAGATTTGCAAAAAATGCCATATACAATTGGTATTTCAGCCGAATTTATGGCAAGTTATGACGAAGAATTATCTTACGAATATGAATTTCCAGTTATTGAACATCTTTTTATCATGGGATTTGGCATCGTTGGAGATGTAGGTAATGTGAATAGTAGCGGTATAAATTTATCCGCAGAGGAGGCAGACAAAATGGCTTTAGCAGATTTATTTGGCAAGAAAAAAGAAAATGATCAAGAAACGATCAAAGAACCTGAAACTAAACAAACAGAATCAAAAGAAGAGCCCAAAGAACCTGAAGTGGCAACAAAAAAATCAGAGGAACAGAATGTTGAAGAAAATGACAAAAAAGAATCTGAAGCGGAACTTTCCGAAAAAGAAGACCATACATTCGAACAACTTTATAATTTATCTATGGAGCAAAATGAAAAAATGGTTGTTGAGCTTGAACAGTTACGTGCTGAAAATAAATCTTTAAAAGAAGAAAAATTGAAGCAAGAACAAACAAATGAAAAAGCTGTTCAACGCTTGGAAAAATTGATGAATCGTATTGAAGTTTCAGCGCTGCCACAAGCAACTGGATCTACTAAAAATAAATGGGGGGAATAACAGATGGTATTAGAAGTTAATCAAGCCATCGTTAATGAATCGTTACAAACAGAGCAAGTTATGGAACAACTAAGCTCTACTGTAGATGTCATTGTCGATAATATCGAAAAATATACAAATGCTGCTCGTTATGGTAAAGGAAATAATTATGCTTTAAATAACTTGCGAACAGCAGTTCAAAACCAATTTCCTTTAGTTGATTGGTTATTAAGCACAAGCCTATCTCAAATGATTGAGAACGCTTGGCAAAATGGCTCATTGCCAACTGTAACTGATGAAGATGGAAATGTTTATTTAAAAGCACCTTTAAATGTATTTACGACACCACCAAAAGATACTAAAGGTGAATGCTGTTGGTTACCTTTTGATATTGCAGCATGTGGGGGCAAAGCACCAATTAATATTCTATGTTTAAAAGATTGTGTGGATATGTTAAATCACTTATTGGACCGTAAATTAAAAGTTCAATCGAATGATTTAATTGGTTTCTTTAAGCAAGCAGGGCAGACTTATGAAGAAGTTCGTGATTTCATGAATCGTGAAAGTATGGCTTTCTATACTGCCAATACAATTGTTAATGGACAACTAGATGTTACAACACCTATCTTAAAAAAATTCCATGGATTAATGGAAATTTTAAAACGCCCAGAAGTTTTCAAAATGCAAGGAACAAATATTTTAGCAGCATTTGATTCTATTGGATATCGCATGGACGTTCTAGGTGGATCATTCATTTTTGCAGCTCATCCATTAACTGTAGCAAGCATTAAAAATGCCATTCGTCCTAATCGTTACGGTATTCTTCCAGACGGCTGGACCATTAACGGAGAAAGTATTTTCTATAAAGGAGCACAAGTTTTACCTGATAAAACTGTACCAGTTGATGTTGAAAATGGCACAGGCGTTATTTGGCAATTGTCTGGTGAATCCGTAGGTGTATTCTTGGGGACAACTTTGCGTCCTGCTGAAGACTATATTATTCGCAATCAATTTACAACAACAAACGATGTAAATAAAGGATGCGCAACAGAATGTGATATTTATTACAACTTAGGAAGTGTAGTTACAAATAATGTAGCTCGATTAGCTGTAATTACAGATGTTCCTTTGGCTGCTGGAATCAACGCCTACTCATTAGCTAATTTATTAGATCGAGTATATGTAGAAACATTAGCTCCCTAGAAAGTAAGGTGCTTACCTTATGGATGAAATCATTGAGCAACTGAAAGAATTTTGCGATTGTTTTCCTTGTGATGTAGAGGACAACAAGTTAGAGAAAACAGTTAAAGAAGCAATTCATTTAATAAGTTTATTAACTTGTTGGACTCAACGTCCTTGCGAAACATTTTTAATGAGTGAGAGACAAGAAGTATTTGATATGGACAATTACTTACCTTGTTCGTGTGATGATGGAATTATGGAATTAGATTTATTCTATGCACCATTTGCTTTAGCATCATTCCGAGTTTTTTCTGTACATCGAGAAGGTGTAAAAGAAATCATTAGAGAATTAGATGAAAAAGAATTTGGTTATAGCGTTGTAAAAGACAAATTACTTGTTGATATTCGAAACTATGCAAATAGGGAAAACGGATGTTGTGTTTGTAAAAAAGAACACCAGTTGCTAGTCTTATATGATGCTGGATTTGAAGAGTTACCTCAATGTTTATTACAACTTTTCTGCGATTTAATTCATGTAATTTACAACAAGAATAACTGTGATTGTCATGCTTGTGCTACTTGTCAAGATAATTCAGATAGCGGCTTTATTGCAAATGAAGCGATGACAACAGATGAGTTAGTAGAAAGCTACCTCAATAAACTAGTAATAGACAGCTACCGAAAACAATTAGGTCTTATTAGCCTTTGTGGTAAAAGTCTAGAACAGATTTGGGGGATTAGAGTATGAAAGTTCGATTTTTAGGCGTTCGTGAACACATTAGCGCTACAGGTTGTTCGTCCTGTGGAGCGAAAAGGTATGCCAGTGGTTTAAAGACAGAAAAGACATTTTTCTTACCAAGCGGAAAAAGATTAGATGTTGAGTTTAATCATGAATATGAAACCACTGATACAGACGGAATGTTTTTGCTTGAAAGTGGGCATTTCGAGGAAGTGTTTTAAATGGCACTAAAAAAGATAGTTATTCAATCAATTGAAAAAGAGATAGATAATTATGCAAAAAAAATGGAAAAAATTATAAAAGAAGAAGCTCACGTTAAAACAGGAGCGTTGAGAGATTCGATAACAATAGAAAAGGAAAGTGACGGGAGTAGATTAATAGGAGTTGATGTCGCGAAACTGAAATCCGATCCTCGCAATGTTGGAGGCTTAGATTACTCTATTCCTTATTACAAAGGTCATAGTGGCTACACGATAAGGCCAAGAAAGGCAAAGGCTTTGAGTTGGGTTGGTAAAGATGGCAAACGTCATTTTGCTAAAAGTGTTTATATACCACCCCACGCAGGTGATCCTTTTTTGAAGCGAGCTGTGTTACGTAGACCAAAATTATAGGAGGTATATCAAATGGCGAAACGTGCAATGAATGCATTAGCAGCAGATGGTGAAACGACTTATCAGTTATCAGCTAAAGACTATACAATCGGTGATTCTGAAGTCACAGGTGTGTATGATAATGAAAAAGCTGTAACTATTAAATTATTTGTAGACGACGTAGCAGTGGATGAGATCACACCTGATAATTCAAAAAATATTTATGCTATTTCTACAAGTAAAACTACTATTGTTAAAGATAGTAAAGTGGAAGTTGCAGAATATGATGCAGATAAGAATGAATTAACAAAAATTCTAGTTACTGTAATTGACCCAAATGGAGGAGGAAATGAGATGGATGAAAAAGAAAAGATTGATAAATTCATTTCACGAAAATTAACAGTATTAAATGAAAAAGACGGTATTGTCTATGAACAGCTAGCAATCCGAGTTATTCAAGTTAATCAAAAATAATAGGAGGAATTAGACATGGGAAAATGTAATACAGAGCAAGTTCTTTCAATGATTGGTGTTAACAAATTAACGAAGGCACAGGAACTGTTTTTTTCGGTTCTACAGGACAATGACTCTTGTGTAAAAATTAAAACCAGTGACTACTTGGAAATCATTGGAGACAAATCAGCATTCAATAAATATTTACGACCAGAGGATGCATTTAATTGCTTAGCAGAAGGATGTAGAAACACAGGTGGATTATTAATTACAGGCAACGAATTTCCGTTAGGGGCTACCTTTAAAAAAGTTACTGATGCGACTGATTTTTATGCTGGTGCAACCACTTTTTATTTAGATTTGCCAAAAGATGGAACATACACTATCGAATTTAAAATTGCAGCAATTAATGACAATAGTTTTGTAAATGCTGATGTATATAGAAAAAAATTCACTGGAACTAAGGGCTATAATCCTATTTTTATTGATTTTTCAGTCGTTCCTGAAGAAGTTTTAGGCGAAGGTTGGCAAGCAAATGAACGTGGTGTTTATGTGTCAATTACTGTGACAACTGAAGAAGAAATTCCATTAAAACAAATTCATATTTCTTCGATTAGTTTTTACAACTCAATCGAAGAATTACAAAATGATGAAGTTGTAACGATTGGATGTATTACAGAATACGGTGGAGACATGACTATGGATGTTGCCGACAGTGTATGTTTTGGTGCTAAGTATGATCCATCAAGCGCTAGTATTACTCGTACATTCACAGGTGGCAAAACAAGCGGAAACTACTGGTTACTTAATCCATTTATGCGTCGAGGGGATTTATCAAAAGGGTGGACAGTTGTTAAAGAGAAAGATAAAGTTCGTGAACTCACTATTGACGGCCGACGTTATGGGTATATCTTGTTAAACGGTTTATCAAAACAAGAATGCTCTTTCTCTAAAGCTTTAGTTGCAAGTGAATGTAACTTTACTGATGCAGAATTAACTAAAGTCAACCTCCCAGATGTAGCAGTATTAAACGAAAAACAATACCAAATTATTAAGCATGGCGAATATGATGGATATTTAATTGTTCATGAACGTTTGATCGGACAGCCATTGTTATATGCATACCCTAAAGAGGTTTCTATTGAGCAATACGTCGGTGAAGATGACGCATATGAAGGACGCCGTGTACGTCTATTCTTCCCAACTGTTCAGACAGATGGTGTGAAAGTGAACTATATTTTCAACAATGTATTAGTTACTTCATTCCCTACGACTTTAAGTAATACAGATGAAACTACATTTGAATTTGAAGTATCTATTCAAAAGGATAACAATGGTCGATTCTTTGAAGTTCAGAAAATTATTGAATAATTATTTAAGAAAAGGGGATTTTTGTAATGAAACAAAGCGATTTAACGAAAATGATTACAAAAAATGATGTAATTGATATGAAACATAAAATGGATAAAACTCAGGATACAAGTAAGCCATATGCAGTAATTGACAACGATAATATTGCTGTTGTTGGTGACGCAAACGAGATTCAAAAAGTTGAAGAAAACTATGTGATCAAGTTTCGTGTTCCAAAAGAATTCTTTGAAGAAATTCCGTATGGAGCAACTACTGTAGATAAATATGTTATTTTCGAAGTTGAATACAGTAATGCAAGTGTAACAGGTATGAATGATTTAAAAATTGTAGATGCACTTTTGAACATTCAACCATTTTTGAAGGAGTTTTACCAAAAAGACGAAGACGGCAAAGTAACTATTGTGGAAAAGACAGATCGAGAAGTTCTTAAAATGTTATCAACATCAGAGGACGAAGTTATTTATGGGTTTTATAAAGTGGTGGCAGCTTTCTTAGGTGTAGATGAAGAGTTAATCGAATACATGCTTCCATTTTCAGTGATTGAAACTTTTACTGCATTAACAGAAAATCACCCAGAAGTGTTCAAAGAAGCAGATGCTTTTTTCGGATAATCGTGCGTGACAGTTTAAACAATGGTGTTTCATTACAACAAGCGCAAGAAACGTATTTTGCTAAGTTTAATCATTATTCGTATATGGCTCATTTTGTAGCAAAAATCTTAGGACAACGTCCCAGCCATGTATTGAGTGGTTGGGGCGTTTCTGAATTGATTGTAGCATATGGCCATTATGCTAATGAGCAAAGTTATCAAAACTTTATGGATTGGAAGTCGTCACAAGAAAATGCACCAAAACCTAAGCAACCACAACCATTTGTTGTTCAATTTATATCGCAAGATGAGCTGGAGGAGGTGGAATAATTGGCCGTTGAAAATATCTCCATTCGTATTAAGGACAATATTAAAGATATAGAAAAAGAACTAGATAGTTTAGATCGACGAATAGCTAAACTAAAAGGTCAACGCCCTGCTATCGAGTGGAATACTACGAAACTAAAAAAAGCAAAAGAAGAAATAAAAAATATTAATGTTGATATAAAAAAATTGCAAGCACAGAAAGCAACCATTAAGGCAGATGTAAATACTAAAGATGCAAAAGAAAAAATATCAACCTTAAATCAACAAATTAAACAACTACAATCTAGGAAAGCAAATTTACAAATAGTAACAACTCAGTTGCAAGGTTCAGAAGCACAACTTCGTAAACTAGACAATGAGATTAGTCGATTGAATAATCGCAAGGCTATGTTACAAATTGATAGTCGTGGTCTAGGAGAAACTGGAGAAGAGAGTCGAAAATTACAAAATAGTCTTCGAAGTATGAGTGAACGGACCTACAAGATAAATGTTTCATCAAATCTAGATAAGTTGAGCGGGCTAGCTAACAATGCAAGCAATAAAATATTAGGAGCATTCAATCCTTTAACATCCAAACTAAATCAAATGCTTGGTGTAGGACTAGCTGTAAAGGCTGTTGATAAGGCAACTAGTATGATTACAAATTCTATCGATGGTTCTATTTCAAGATTAGATACTTTAAATAACTTTGAAAAAGTAATGTCAAATATGAATATTTCAGCCGACCAAGCCGATATCGCCAAAAGCAAACTTGTAAAAGGGCTAAATGGCTTGCCTACAACTTTAGATGATGCTGTTGCTTCAGTACAAAGGTTTACAGCAAATAATAAAGATGTACAGAAATCTGCGGATATATTCTTGGCATTAAATAATGCAATTTTAGCGGGTGGCATGTCACGAGAAATACAATCAAGCGCACTTGAGCAAATATCTCAATCTTATTCTAAAGGTAAACCAGACATGATAGAATGGCGCTCGCTACTAACAGCAATGCCTGCCCAAGTGGATCAAATCGGGAAGAGTTTTGGTTTAACATCTGATCAATTGGGAGAAGCTTTAAGAAATGGAAATATCTCTATGGATCAATTTATGGATAGAATTGTGGAGATGAATAAAAACGGGGCAGAAGGATTCAAATCATTTGAAGAACAAGCTAGAAATTCTGTTGGTGGCGTTCGAACTGGTATGTCTATTATGAATTCAGCTATAACACGTGGAGTGACCTCGATTATCGATACATTTGATAAGATGGCGAAGGATAAAGGCCTGGGAGGAATTGCAGGTGTATTTGGAAAAATTGGTGCTGCTTTCGAAGATAATTTAAAAAAAATAGGAGCTTTTGCAGAAGAACATTCAGATGATATATTTCGTTTTTTTGACAAAGTAGTGAAATTTTTAAGCACTATTGATTATGCTTCATTTTTTGAGGGACTAGGTAAAGGAATAAAGGGTGTAAAAGATGATGCTGTTGGATTATTCAATCTATTGAAACCTATATTTGAATTTTTAGGTAAGGGAGATACTTTGAAAGGCCTAGGTGCATTTATTCCACGATTATTTGAATTTGGGGTAGCTTTAAAGTTTATAGCTATTAGTGCCAAAGGGCTTTCTATATTATCCAAAGTTTTTGGAGTATTCGGTAAAATATAATTGCCTAAATTCGGTAAAGGTGGAGGCGCATCAGAAATCGTAAAACCATTAGAGAGTTTAAAATCTATTGGGACTGGTTTTTTAAAAAATGCTGGTAACCTTGCGTTATTATTCGGAGCAATAAAAGTGCTTGAAGAAGGCGCAGAAGCAATGAAACAACTAGATGAAAAAATACCAAATGATTTTACAGGGCTAGCTAAAAAAACAGCGAGCATGAGTCTGGCTATCAGTGCAATTGGGGGTCTGGCTTTTATAGCTAGTAAATTAAATTTTACTGATAATTTAAAAGGGATTGCAAGTATTGCATTAATCTCAGTAGATTTAATGATTGCAAGTGAAGCGATGAACCAACTCAATGAGAAAGTACCAAACAATATTGGAATTGTCGCTAAGAAACTAGGGAGTTTATCAATTGCAATCGGGGCTATGGCAGGATTAGTTGTTATTGCAGGCGCTTTTTCATCTGCTAATCCAATGATGGCTATATCAGGATTAGCTAGTGTAGCACTCCTATCACTAGAATTAATGATTGCAAGCGAAGCACTATCACAATTAAATGAAAAAGTACCTTCAGATATTGCAACAATAGCTAAAAAGGTTGCTAATATCGGTATAGCAATTGGTGCAATGGGTCTTTTAGTTGGAGTAATAGGTGGTTTAAGTATTGCTACATTCCCTGCAGCAATCGCTGGTTTGGCAGCTGTAGCACTACTAGCAGGAGAATTAATGCTAGTTTCTGAATCAATTAACCAATTGAATAAAAAGGTTCCTGAAGATATTACAAGTGTTAAAAATAAGCTTGAGAGTTTAGAAGAAGTTTTAAGCTATATGGCGAAATCCAGTATTGGAAAAATTTCATCTTTATTCAAAGGAATAATAGGTACTTTTACTGCATCGACATATGTACAAGTTATCGATGGTTTGATAGAAGTGTCAAATGGATTGAAACGTCTAGCTAGTGCTTCAGAAGATATAAATAGTGCAAAACTTGTAAATAATATATATGACATCAATAAAGCAGTTGAAGTTATTGGTGGAAAAGATAATATTTTTGAGAAATTAGGAAGCTTAATGAAAGGTAAAGTTGACACTGCTATTTTTGATGAGATGGAAAATATATTAAATAAAATGATTTCTCTATCTAATAAAATGAAAACTTTACAAGAAAATAAATTTTCAATATCTGATATTACAAGTAAAGTTACAGTTATAAAAGATATATTAGAAAAGTTAGATCCTGCTGATTGGGATATTGCGAAATCTGGAGTCGTTTCATCTAAAAT